TACTCTTGTCTGCGCGGAGAGTCAACGAGAATTTTTTGAACTTGCTGAGGACATCTGTCCTTGGGATCTCATCACAAAGTTTGGGAGTATGCACGCATACGCGAAGTGGAAGTGGCCCGAGCTGGGAGAGCCATATGAGAGTCCCGCCGGGATCACCATTGCAGATGGAGCTTTTCCTGACTTGGTTAGCTGGAGAATTGGAGCTATGGAACACCGAGGTGAGTCTTGACCGTCGACTCTTTGCGCGCACGGCCCCTCGCCGCCTAGGGCGTCGTCCCCCGGAGGGGGGCCTCGTGCGTCGCTAGAGTCTCGAGGTCGCTTTTTACTGATCTATATTAGGAGGAAGAATCAAATCTTTAGTGTTAACCGGTGAGGGGTTGACCGGAAAGACGACCTGGGCTAGGATGCTAGGCAACCATCTCTACATGAAAGAGAGGTATAACGCAAGGCAAGCATCGCTAGCTGAAGGGGTGCAGTATGGCATCATCGATGACATCAGCGGCGGAATAAGGTTTTTTCCGCATTGGAAATCTTGGTTTGGTGGTCAGCCACATGTTCAAGTCAGGCTGTTGTACCGGGATGAAATGTTAGTAAAGTGGGGCAAGCCACTGATTTGGATTGCTAACAGAGATCCGAGGGATCAGCTGAGGGACATGGTGTCACGTGACTACTCAGAAGAGCAGTGCAATAATGATGTGTCATGGATGGAGCAGAATTGTATTTTTGTGGATATTATGGGGGAGTCTATTATTTCTCATGCCAGTACATAGTACTAGTAAATCGAATCTTCAATAGATCCGAAGTGGATCCACTGCTGCCTTGAGAGAACAAATCAAAGATGTGGTAATCTCCCATACCCCGCTTATCTCGTACCGAAATGTTAGCGGTGGCTTCACCGGCGCCGCTTTCATCATCGTCGTAATACAGGTTCTTGTTCATTGGGTGCCAAATCTTCTTCTCCCTGAGCACTCCGCGCTCATTACCGGACCTGTAGATCCATGTCTTATCGAACTTCACGTCTACGCGGGTAGTGTCGAGGGGTGCAGTGATAAAGTCGTCCCAGTCTACGCCTTGTACACCCTTGAAGAGGGCGTCTAACCAGAACTTGGTAGTGTTGGAGAGGGTGTCCTTGAGGACGTTGGAGGCTAGACGTTGCCAGCCATTGGATGTTTCTATAGCGCCGGACGCGGCATAATTGCGGTCGGCACCAGACGGGTCGAGAGTGTTGCGGTCAATAAAGCCTGCATCCCTGGAGGTGATACAAATACGTCGGTGGAACCATGGGTTTCCGGTACTAGTCTCGATGCGGATATTCTCGGCGAAGCCTTTCATGTAGCATATCGATGACGTACGGGAGGCTTGGTTAACAATACTGTTGGGACCACCGGCGCTGTCGCTAAGGTCCATTGCAGTGGGGCGGAAATGTACCAGTCCGAGAGTAGCGCCGGAGTCTGACCCGGAGATGGTGAGGGGGTTCTGGGCTACTGTTGCAAGTGCACCAGTGTTGGTAGAGTTTGAGAATGTGAGCATTCCATTACGTTTCTTTCGGCTCGTTTTGTTGAGGATGGCACGTGTAGACATTGCGCGCTTTTTGCGATAGGTTCGCTTCCTGCCGTACGAGCGACGGCGGCCTGAACGGACTTTTAGGTTGGTTGGCTGGCCGCGGGAGCGACGCCACGCGTTGATGCGACGGGGACTGAGGCGTTTCCAGGCCATGTCGGTGGGGCATTGATTTGAAATCAAATTGGGGGGCCGGGCCACTATTTATAGGTGTGTCCTGTGTCCTGTGTCCTGTCTGATAATATTAGTTTCGACAGGACACACTTCGTCACATGACTCTTATTCTCAATGCCCGCTACTTTCTTGTTACGTACCCTCAGTGTGACGGTCTCGATGAATGGGCCGTTAACGACCATTTTGGACGCCTTGGAGCGGAGTGTATCGTGGCCAGAGAGGATCATGCTGATGGAGGTACTCATCTCCATCTTTTCTGCGATTTCGGACGAAAATTTCGATCCCGACGAGCCGACATCTTTGATGTGGACGGCTACCACCCGAACATTGAACGGTCTAAAAAAAATCCTAGAAAAGGTGCACTTTACGCGACAAAGGATGGAGAAATTGTTGCTGGAGGACTCGCAGTCCCTGAACTCCCCACTCGTCTTGTTTCAACAGCTCAAGACCCGGGGTCTACTCTTGTCTGCGCGGAGAGTCAACGAGAATTTTTTGAACTTGCTGAGGACATCTGTCCTTGGGATCTCATCACAAAGTTTGGGAGTATGCACGCATACGC